AACGCCAGCGTGAACGAAATCTGATTTTCCGTGACCTTCTCCGTGTACGGATTTGTACGCAGAAGCTCCTGCTCCGCCGCGTTGAATTTTTTTCTTGTTCCCATAGCCGTCTCCTTCTTCCTGTCTTCAGTATACCATGCTTCGCGCCGCTATGGGTCATTTTCTTGTCCACTTCCTGGGGTACAGTTTACCCTAAAAAAGAGCAAGAAGCCGAGGTTTATTCCCCGGCTTCTTGTTTTTGCTGCTGCAATTTTTCACTGCACAATTTTGCACGTTGAAAAGTCATTCTTCGCTTTCTTGTTTTTCCCCAATGCAATCTAAAACATAATCGCGCAAGACCGCGTTTGACGTTTTGCCGATCTCGGTGCAGTAGGTCTTGAACTTCTCGGCCTGTTCCTTCTTGACTCGGCAAGCAAGACTTGCTATATTCTCGCGCTGATATTTTGCAGAGGCTCTTTTTTGCGCATCGCTTGGTGCCAAAGTATCACTTCCTTCCGTCATATATTCTATCACATTTTAATATGATTAACCATATACAACATATCTAAAAATATATGGTTAACCTTGTGCAATATTCCATCTTGTTCTATGGTTAAACATATAGTACAATAAGACCATCGCAAGGGAACACGGCGAAGGTCGAACACAAACGCGACAACGCAAGAGCGGGCACGGAGAAGCTTGAGAGAAATGCCCAAAGGGCTAGATACTCAGAGCCGCCCGCCGCCGAGGTTCCAAAGCAAAAGAAAAGCGCCCTGCAAGCCGTAGAAAGCACACGCAGGACGCAACCACAAAAGGGGTCGCGGTCAGTATACCACGCCCCGCTGAAAATTGAAAGGGGTATTTCCATGAGCAACACAGAAATTCAAAGCAAAGTTAACGAGCTTCGCGAGCTGCGCCGGATGGCAGACGAGCTTGCCGCCGAGATCGAAGCCGCGCAGGATGCCATTAAGGCGCACATGACGGCGATCGACGCGGACACCTTGAGCGGCGTTGATTACAAGATCACCTGGAAGAGCGTGACGAGCAGCCGCTTTGACAGCACGGCGTTCAAGAAGGCAATGCCCGAGCTTGCCGAGCGCTTCACGAAGTCCACTACAAGCCGCCGCTTTGTCGTGGCGTGACGGGAGGGCAATTATGGACAATCATCAAAACAGCACAGACCCGCTGCGCGAAGAATTTGAGACTGCTATATCAGAACTGACGCCGGATGAGAGGGCGGAATTGCTGAAAATGATCCGGCAGCGAAAGGCTGAAAAAGGACAGAAATATGCGACGGAGACAAGCCGCAGCATTGGGAGGGGTTGAAAATGAGCGATATCAAAGACAATCTGTACAGTCAGATTCTTTCTCTTAACGAAAATGAAGTACGCATTTTCCTTGCTCTTATGCAGGACAAGTTGCTCGAGGAATCTGCTGCTGTACCGGACATAACTCCACCGGAGGGAATGACAAAAGCCGACTGCAAGCGCCTCATTAAGTCAATACGCACAAAACAGCCCTACGCCGATGCACGCACACAACAGTACAGCCTGCGGGTAATCTCCCACATTCGCAATGTGTGGGTTCCGCAGATCAAAAGCCATGACCAACAAGCAGGCTGAGGTCATGCGGCTGTACCGGCAGGGGCTCAGCACCTGCGAGATTGCCCAGCGGCTCGGCGTGACAAAGAGCAATGTCCGCTACTTACGCGCCGCAGCCAACGGCAAGAAGCCCAAGTCAACGTACCGGTATCGAAAGCCCCGCACGGTCTGTCCTTACAGCGCCAGCTGCTTCACCTGTCCGCTCCCGGATTGTGTAATTCCTGCCTGCCAGATTGTCAACCTTCTGCCGGAAGGCTTTGTGTACAGATTTGATGATTGAAAGGAGACTCAATATGCTTACTATGAATGAAACCGAAGCCGCCTATGCGCGCTTCCTGAGTGAAACCAACTGCAAGCGCCTGCCGAAGACCGCGGACGCGCTGTTCACACAGCTTGAAAAGCAGCTGCGCACCCTTGACGAAAACAAAACCGACGGCTATTTCCCCGCCATTGCCGCCGCCCTGTTTCGGATGGTGAAGGCCGTCAGCCAAAACCGCAGTCTGCTTGACGAATACGGCGCGTTGATGCGCAGTTTGGCAACGATCTGCGAGAAGGGTTCGGAAGAAGATCTCAGTCTTTTGCGAATCTTCGCTTCCTCGCGGGCAGATTCCGTCCGAAAGCGCCGCTGATATGCGCCAAGACAATAGACAGACCGTGAGGATGCTTCCCCACGGTCTGTTTTGTGTATAACTCGGATGACTGAAAAGTGCTGCTTGCCCCACGGGGCGGTAAAACGCCGCCCCGTCTGCGGTGAAATGAAAATGAATCTGAGGGGGTGCGGTAAAACGCCGCACCCCTGAAATGGGGCACAGGGTGTCGTGAAACGCGACGTCCTTACCAAATGGGGGGTCCGAAACGGAACGGGGTAAGGGATGCCTTAACGATTCGCTAGCGCATCTACCCCATGAATAAGCGAGGAATTGAGTGCCGCCAATTTTGGCGATATTAGCTATATATTCAGTAAGGGTGTAACGAAACGTTATGCCCTAGCGGTTAAGCAGGCACGCACCGCTGTGAGGCTGTACAAGCTCCACAGCGGCGTTTTTGTTTTCCGTATACCGTAAGACCGCAAGAAGCGCTTACGGCTGCTGACGCGCTGCTGTGCGTCTCTGATATCAAACGAACGTTCGTGTTTCTTCAAGGGTTCATCGGCGGAATTTCGCTGGTGAACAGCAAAAGGAGCGGGAGGCCTTTCCCGCTCCTTTCGTCTATATTTAGGGCTAAGAACAGATGGTCAGCACGCCGCAGATACTTTAGCGGCGTACCTGCGCAGTACCTCGCGCAGGATTTTGCAAAGCTGCAAAGGGGAGGCAGCCCCGCACGCTTTGCCGACGGACACCGGGACTTTCTCCCGGCTGGTGGCCTGTCACCTCCGCAAAAATGAAATCTTAGTTTACACCCATTCTCGACACAATGCGTTCGTTTTGCGCAATACGGACAACATCATTAAACTGCGTAACGCGGTTCGCATCAATACTTGTATTGTATGTGTTGTAATAATTATTCGTTGTCGTTCCCGCGTTTCCGGAAACAAATTTTCCTGTTCCGGCTTCGATGTATCCACCAACCGAGCCGACCCAGCCGCCGCGCGATGCGTCATAGACATTAGAGTTTAGCGCATTGCCGTATTTAATCCTCTGCGTATTAGACAGTTGACCGGACGACATATTCAAGCCAAGCGCGGTTTTGATCTTGTCCCCGTTCAGTGTAAGCAAACCGACAATGACATTAGCCGTATCAGCGACAAGCGCAAGTATTTCCGCAACCGGCTTCAAAGACTGTTCCAACGCCGGAAGAAAATACACGATCAGATCTCCTAACGGTTCAAGTAGCGAAAACGCTGTCTCCAGAACGGTTCCGAGCAATTCAACGATTCTGCTGTTCTTGAACGCGCTGGACACCTTGTCGATGAACTTTAAGCCCGCATCCATGACCTTTTGAAAAGCTGGTGTTAATTTTTCGAGGAAGTCATTTTTCAGGGACTGGAATTTCTCTCCAAGAACCGCCGTGCTTTCCTGTAATTTCACCTGGTTTTCTCTGGCCTTCACAACTTCTTCGTTGTTTTCATAGAAGGAAGCAGCAGCATTGTCATATGTTGCCGACAGTGTCTCCATGATAAGCTGGTTACGCATACTTTCTGTGCCGCACTCGGCAAGCTTGGCATTAAAGCCATCTTCAGAAATGCCCGCCCAGTTCAGAGCATCAGCAAGCACACCTGTGACCTGTCCGACCTTTGCCGTCTCATTGCTGGCTTCCATAAGACTGTTGATCGGAAGAGCATCGCCAAATGTACCGGCTACGCCTGCGGCAATATTTGTCCATTCGGCGAGATCTGCTTCACTTTCGCTCAGTTTTGCCATCAGCTGTGCGGCTTCCGTCGCAGTATCCGTATCGCCGATGATCTTATATAGTCCCGAATATGACTCTTTCGCCTTCTCCGCGCTGTATCCGGCGGTGCTGAACGCTGTGTTCAACTTACCCATTGCAACGCGGTATTCCTCCGTCGAAGCAATTATTTTTTCCATAACCGCTGCACCTGCGGCGATTGCCCCAAACGCAACGGCGGCGCCCTTTCCTATTGTCTTGAATGCACCAACAATTTTTTCGCCCGTGGACTTTGCTTTTTCGGAAAACTTGTCAACGGCTGTCTTCGCCTGCTCCGTCCCTCTCGAAACCTCGCTGACATCCGCGCCAATTTTTACACAGAGTTCAAACAGATTCATCCGCATTCGCCTTCTTTCCAGCCTGATAGCCCATGTGATACAGTTCCCGCGCAAAGGCAACTGCCGCATATGCAGTTGTTCCAGGCTTTATTTCGTCCGGGCACGGGGTGGGGCGCTGGTCGCGCCCCGCTTCCGCATCATCAAAGCCCATGTTCCATGCTTCTTGAAAGCGTCTTTCCATCTCGCGAAGGTAATTCCTTGCAATTTTAAAATACGCCGTTCTTTTTCTCATGCAATCACCGCTTTCTGCGTTCAAGCATTTCGCCCGTCGCAACCATGATCGCGCCGAAAAAGCATCCAGCCGCAAAAATAATAGCTCCAACCACAATCAACATAATACAAGCACCCCCTTAAAAGTTCTCGATAGCCTGTCCGGTCAGCTCTTCCCACCATTTTCCCATGCTGATAATATGCTCGGGAGTTGTCACGGAACGGCTGCTTCCGCCGCGTCCGGAACAATAGGACGCAACGCCTTCCAGCTCATTCCAAGCCCGCAAAACTGTCCCCATACCCGTTTTGCAGTTGTCGGAAAGAATACGCAGCGCAACCGCGTCTTTGTTATCATCCGCGTTTTCAGAAGCGTCCAGCGCGTACTTTGAAATCACGCGCAGCATGGTCGCGTTGCTCTCGTACCGCTCCGCAAACGAATAGTAATCTTCCACGGTCAGCGCACCGGATTTCAGAAGCTCCAATGCGTTTGCGTCGATCGCGTCCGGGTTCGCGAGGCTGTCTTTCTGAACGTCCTTTTCAAGCTCCTTGCGCAGTTCCTTGCACTTCGCGTCAAACTCCGGCCAGATTCTGGCCTCGGCAATCTTGAAAGCCGCGTCAGCCTTGTTCAGTTCAAGTTCTGCCGTCGCAATGCGAAGCCGCTTGTCTTCCTCGTTGTCGTTAGGCTTCCACGCCTTCGCGTCGGTGTCTGCCTGCCGTGCCTGCTCAAGGCTGCTATAAGCCTCAGCGTATTCATCTCGGGCTGTCTTGAAAGCAGCGTCAAGCTGCCGTGCGTATGTGTTGTATCTGCTCATAATTTTCCTTTCTGCGTGTCCTCACGCCTGATAATTTCCTGTGCCTCTAATACCGTGTTGCGGCTGTAGCCCTCTTCATAATCGAGTGGGTTCAGCGCGAGCACCGCCGCTTTTTCTTCCGAACTCATAAAGCTTGCTTCTCCCAAAAATATAGGAAACATCAGAAACCGCATCTGAAATGCGACAGAATCAACGGGCGGAATATCGCCCTTCTGCGCAAGTCGGAAGCTGTTCAGCCGGTCAATGCGTGCTTTGATGTCGCTCATAAGATCGTCCCCATTTCGTATGCAAGCATCCTGTCGAGGTCTTCCAGCCGGTTCCCAGACAGGACGCGTAAAAACGTGCCGTTATCCGAAATCAGATCGTCAATATTGCCGCGCTTTTCTTTGCCGTCTTGCGTCTGATATAGGAAAATCAGCTGCTTGCCGCGGCAGTCTTCCATGAATGTGCGGATGTGGTCAATGCGGGTTTTCAAACTGCTCATCTTTCTTCACTCTCCATTTTCCATTTCTCAAGTTCGCGCAGCTGTTCCAGAATATCGGCCTGTTCGCAGAGCTTCAAGCTATATTCCAGCACCGAGCGGGCGGCAGTAATACGTGCCTGCGCCTGTTCGCCTTTGTCCTCCATGATCTCCCGTAAGGTGGACAGCGCAGGGCTCAATGTCTGCTGTGCCTGCCGGGTCGCGTCGCGCACCATGTCCCCAAACGCCTGCTTATAGCGGTCTACGAACTCACTGTCCTGCATGTAGCTGCGCAAGGTGCTTTCTGCAATTCCGGCCACCTTTGCCGCCTCTGCCCGTGTGCGGCTCACAAGAAGCGCTTGCAGTGCCTTTTCCTTTCGTGGTGTCAATTTCTCACTTCCTTCCGCGCTTCCAGCCGCCGAAAAGCGGTAAAAAGCGCTAAATATACGTTCTCAATGTCCGGCTGATCGTTGGATGTCTGAGCGCTTTCAGGGCGGCTGTGCGAAGCTTTGCGTCGACCGGCTTGTCGTACCAAAAAGCTTCGATCAACGCTTCTCTCAGGTTCTCCGGCAGGCTTTGCAGGGATTCCTGTACAGCGTCTGCAAGCTCCTGCTGCTCGATACCCAGGAACGGGCGTTCGGCGCTTTCGTCCGGTACCAGAGATCCCAGCGTCCCGGCTTCCTCGCCGTCTTCGCCAACAGGCGCGTCGAGCGAAACGCTAGAACGCAGCGGGTCTTCGGCTTCTCTCTTCGTCCGACAGCCGCACGCCCTTGAAAAGCCATCGCGCAAGGTCAGTTCATAAACACCGATAAAGCCCATGCCCTTATACTGCTCCCACAGCCCGACCGCCCTCAGCATGGCAAGAAAGGCTTCCTGCATCAGGTCTTCGACGTCCTGCCCGCTCCTGTACTCCAAAGCCGCAGCCCAGCGCCGCGCCTTCCGGTACGCATACCCGCGAACAGCCGCCCAGAGCGTCAGAACATCCAGTTCCCCATTCTGCACAGCCGCCGCTATGGCGTTGGTCTGTTCTGCACTGTGTGCTTGCAATTTTTGCCCTCCCGTGGTATCATGGATTTGTCAAGCAATCGCCGCCACGGGAGCCGCCCATCCGGGCGGCTTTTCTCATACCCGGAAGCGTTTGGCAATCAGCTTTGCAGCCTCGTCGCGAAGCTCGTAGTCCAAATACGGAACTGTCTGCCCCACAAACTGCGACCACGCAAGCCACCGGTCGCGCCGCCTGCGCGGAACGTGGACGTGCACAAGCAGCCGCCGGACATCATCGAGGTCTAATTTCTTTCGGTTCATACGCCGCCTCCCGTCTGTAAGCGGTGCTCACGGATAATTCCCGACGAGCCCCAGAAATCGAAGTCCAGCTTTCCGGTAGCCCCGTGCCTGTTTTTGGCCACGATGGCGGTCAAGATCTGGCTTTCCCACGGCTTGACCTCTCCCGGTTCGTACATGGCCGGGCGATGCAGTAGAATGACCGCGTCCGCGTCCTGCTCAATGGCTCCGGAGTCGCGAAGGTCTGCCATGCTGGGGACCTTGTCCGCACGCTGCTCTGCTGCCCGGTTGAGCTGACAAAGGCACAAAACCGGCACGTTCAGCGAGCGGGCGAGCGCCTTCAAAGCGTTGCTATTTCGTGTTGTCCGCTCGTAAATCGGCAGCCCCCGCTCGTCGCTGCGCACCAAGCCCAGATAGTCGACCACGACCAAGCGCAGATTCTTTGTCAGGTGCGCTGCCTGGGCAATATCAGCCACGGACGCGCCAGGTGCACGGTTCAGCCGGAAATCGTGCGTAGACAAGACAGATGCTGCGTTTGCCATTTTGGCCTGCTCATCGTCGTCAAACTTCCGACCGACCATCAAACGCCCGATGCCTAGCCCGGACTCTGCCGCAATGCGGCGGGCGGTTATCTGTTCGGCACTCATCTCGAGCGAGAAAAACAGGCATGCGCCGGACTTCGCCGCAGATTCCGAAATTTTGAGTGCTGCCGTCGTTTTGCCGACTCCGGGTCTTGCCGCTAAGATATAAAGTCCCTGATTCAGCATCCCGCCGCCGAGAAGCGTATCAAGTCCCGGGTAGCCGGTTGAAACCGTGACGGCCTGTCCCGCATCCAGCCGCTCGCGATAGTCGAGAAAGCCCGTCAGCGCGTCAGAGGTTGTGAGCATGGTCATTTGCGGCGCGGTGTCCGCGTTCTCAAGGGCTTGCATTGTGGCGGCTATTACGCCCGCTGTGGGCTTCTGCTGGTCTTGCGCGTCCTCCAGCAGCGTTTCCCCGACCGCTGTCAATCTGCGCCGCACGGCTTCTTCATGGACTTGCCGGGCGTACTCTGCCGCGTGCGCGGCGGTCGGTGTGACTTGCAGCAGCTCCGCCGCGTACTGGTCTGAAACGTCCGAGCCGTGCCTTCTTGCATCGTCGATGATGGTCAGGACATCGGCAGGCTTTCTCGTGTCGGCCAACCGGCAGGCCGCCTCGAAGATCGCCCGGTCTGCGGCAAGCGGAAAGTCCTGCGCTGTGACCAGCGGACGAACCGCAGTCAAACACGCGGGCTCAATGAGAATGGAGCCGATGACGCTCTGTGCAGCCAAGCTCATATCCGCGCCCCCGTACAGGCCGAAGGCGGCTTGCATACCCCATCTGCGTCCAGAATCCAGGTTGATTGATCTGCCCAGTCCGGATGCTCCTGCTGCCAGTCGTCCGCCGGTTCTTCGGCCTTTGCGGTCTGCGTGGGTACTTCGTCTTCCCAGCGACGTTGGCTAAGCCAAGTCGAAGCGTATGGAATGTACTGCCCGCCGTCGCGCCGCCATTGATCGGTTTGCTTCTGCGTCTCCAGCGCCTGCAAGAGCGTTTCCAACGGAACAGTGACTTTTGCGAAAGACTTCTTCGCCTGCGCCTTGCTCTCTTTGCGAGGGTACGCTTTCCAGAAGGCTTCAAAATCCTCGTCGCTCAGTCTCGGAGGCCTTGCCGACGGGCGAGAAGGAATAGTTGAAGTTGAAGTTGAAGTTGAGGTTGTAGTTGGATACCGTTCGATACCATCCGATGTTTCTAAATCATCATCCGACATCATCCGATGTCGTTCGATATCGGTAAGTGCTTTCCAATCATCAAACGAAATCGCGTCATGCCCCTGCTTTTTAAGTTCTCTTGTGAATGTGGCATATCGGTTCTTCTCTGTTTTTTGTTCGTACTGCGCAGAATCCCGGTCAATGCGCGGCTGAATAAAGTCCCAAGCGACTCCCAAAGCGCCGTCCAGCTCCGGCTCAAAGCCGTTTTCGGCATAATCCAGAATCGCCTCGAAAAGCTGTCCCTTGTCCTCAAGGCTCAACCGCCGGATGCACGGACGAATGTCGAAGTAAAACATGACTCCCGGTCTTGCCATCAGCGCAACACCCCAACCTGCCCATTCGTCTCAGCCGCACCGTGCAGCTTTGTCAACAACGCTTCCATGTCAATCAGATAGACGGTGCCGGATTTGATGTGTGGAATTGTCCCATCTTTGCAACCTTTACGGAGATAATATGTGGACAAGCCGGTTTCTCTGCACGCGTCAGGAATTTTCAGAAACGGTGTCACGGTAAGCCCCCCTCTCGATGATTTCATGTCCTAAAATAGCGGCAAGTTTGTTCGCTGTCTGTGCCGAACAGCTTTTCCCACTTTTAACCGCGGTCACGGTTCCCCGGGATACGCCCGCCAGCTCAGCAAGACCGTTTCCCGTGATATCGAGCCGCGCCATTGCCGCCGCAAAACGTTCACGACTGATTCGCATATTTCCACCCCCCCTTTTGCTTATTTGCATTTGCAAATATCTACATTCGCATTATATGCGCAATCGCAAATTTTGTCAAGCTCAATTTTGAAAAAATGTTTGCATTTGCGTTTTTTTGTGATAGAATAGAGGGGAAAGGAGTGGTCTTTATGAGCATAGGCGAGCGGATTGGACTATTTGCAAGTGAAAAGGGTATCAACCTTCGGCAATTAGCGTTAAAAGCCGGCATTTCATACAACACTTTATACTCTATCGTAAAAAGAAAAAGCAGCAGAGTAGACTATGAAGCAATGCAAAAAATCGCGGATGCATTGGAAATCTCGTTGTCAGAACTGGTCGGTATGAACCCAGCCGTCGACATTCCGGAAAACCGTAAAGTGTTTGACGAAGCTACGGCTTTTGTATTGAAATCGGGACTGACTATGAAAGATAAACAAGGGAATATCATTATTCAGGGTGACGGTAAGCCGTGGCGAAAAGCAACCGCCGCCGACTTATACCATATCGGCGCTTTACAATTTCACTCAGACGAAGACCGTATTTCTTTTTTCTATAAGCAGCTCAATACAGACGGGATGCTTGCAGCAAGCAAGTGCTTCCTCGATCATCTCAAGTCAGAAGACATAAAAGAAGTGGCTGATTATGTGGAAAAGCTCGCCCAGACGCCGCAATATCAGCGCCCGCAGGAAGCGGACGAAGACAAAAAATAAAGCCCCATGCGGGCATGGAGCAGGAAAGAGGTGTGATATGGCAAATAAGAAGATTGAAAGCGTTATTCATGCAAACGGCGTAGATATCACCGTTGTTACCACAGTCGGCAATGAAGAAGACTATATTTCTCTAACTGATATCGCAAAATATCAAGATGAGGATAACCCCCGCTATATCATCCAAAATTGGATGCGTAACCGAAACACTATAGACTATTTGGGGCTATGGGAAGAGCTGAATAACCCAAATTTTAACCGTGTCGATTTCGACGCGGTTAAAACTGAAGCCGGTAAAAATGCTTTTGTAATGACCCCGCAAAAATGGGTCAGCATCACAAACGCCATCGGCATTACTTCTCGCTCCGGACGATACGGCGGCGGTACATATGCCCACAAGGACATTGCTTTTGAATTTGCGTCATGGATTTCGCCTGAGTTTAAGCTCTATATCATCAAGGACTATCAGCGCTTAAAAGAGGACGAAGGTCATCGCCTTGCGCTGGACTGGAACGTCAAGCGTATTCTTGCAAAGGCGAATTACAGAATCCATACAGACGCCATCAAAACGAATCTCATTCCGCCCGAGCTTCCGCGCGTACAGCAGGGCTATGTTTACGCCGATGAAGCCGATGTCCTGAACGTTGCATTGTTTGGGAAAACCGCAAAGCAATGGAAACAAGAGCACCCAGACGCAAAGGGCAATATGCGCGATTATGCAACAATTGAGCAGCTTCTTGTTCTTTCCAACATGGAAAATATCAACGCATTGCTGATTGAACAGGGTGTGCCGCAGCCGGAACGATTGGCAAAGCTCCACGAAACAGCAATCTATCAGATCAAGACCATTACCGGCAGCAAGAGCGCACGCGCGCTGAATGAGATGCACAATCAATTAAAGCTCCCAACGGACGAATGAGGTATCACTATGCCATCTACGCGAAAAAAGGTCAACAAATCCGGTCAAACCTTCTATGAAATTCGCGTCAGCCGCGGGCGCGGCAAATCCTATCTGACAAAGCGCTGGTATGTCCCGGAAGGTTGGAGCCAACGGGCAATCGACCGGGAGCTCGCTTCTGTAGCCGCCGAATTTGAGCGGCAATGCAGCAATGGCGAGATCATCAGCCGGGCAGAGCAGCGAGAGAAGGACGCGCAGGAAGCCGCTGAGGCCGCGCGTATCCTGACCCTGAAACAATACGGAGAACGTGTGTTTATGCCCGCAAAGGCCGTCACGATCAGCGAGAACGGGCGCTACAGCTATCAGGGCTGTTTAGACCGCGAAGTCTATCCGGTACTTGGCAATATCAAAATGCCGGAGATCACGCCCGCGCAAATTACCACGCTTCTTCTTGATATTCAGTCCAGAGGAAAGGCGCACGCAACCGCCGTGAAAGTCTATGCCATTTTGCATGGTCTTTTCAAAATGGCGTACCTGGGCGATATGATCCAGCAAAACCCGATGGACAAGGTTGAACGCCCGAAGCCGCGAAAGGGCGAAACGAAGGCCGCCTCCCCCGCAGCATATACGGCAGAAGAGGTCAGCACGCTTCTTTCCGCGCTGCGAGAAGAGCCGCTGAAATGGCAGGCGCTCGTTCACATTCTGATTGATACGGGAATCCGGCGCGGAGAGTGCTGCGCTCTGAGATGGGAAGACGTAGACTTCAAGCCCGGCGAAATCACCATCACGAAAAACCTCTGCTACACGCCAACGAAAGGCGTATACATGGACACGCCCAAAAGCGGTCAGTCACGCGCCGTTTATGTCGGAGACGATACGATTGCCCTTTTGCGCAAGCTCCGCACAGAGCAGGCTTCAAAGGCTGTGAGCGCCTATATTTTCACCCAAGAAGGAATCCCAGAACCGATGCACCCACAGAGCCCGACACGTTATCTGAAAAAGCTCTCCAAGCGCTGCGGCCTGCCTGACCTTCACCCGCATAAGCTGCGGCACACCTTCGCCAGCGTTGCAATCACGAACGGCGCTGACGTAGCCAGCGTCTCCGAAGCTCTTGGGCACAGCGATAAGGCGGTAACGCTGCGGATGTATACTCACGCAAATTCCGAAAGTGTCAGCAAAGCCGCGCAGATCATGCGCGATGCAATCAAGAAGGCCGCAAATAAGGGATGAGGTCACGCGGTATGGGTTTCGGAAAAACCCATACAAAACCCATACCGGTACTGAAAAACGGCATATTGCAAGCCACGACAAGCAGCAGTAAGAAGCAGAAAGCAAAATCCCGCTTCCCTTGCGGCGCAATGGCTTTTCACAATAAGCCACGACAAGCTGCAACAGGCTAAAACAGACCGTGCATAATTGGTAATGACGAGGTCGGCAGTTCGAATCTGCCCAGCAGCTCCAACACGAACCGCTCGAATCAAAATGATTTGAGCGGTTTTTGCTGTCTATACGAAACTTTTCAGTCACTTTCCCACCCTGCCCATTTTTGAGCACGCAGCAGAAACCCATACAAAAACCCATACCGCCCCTAAACTGCTCCCCAAGTCAAGGACAAAATAAGGTGACCCATTGCGCTAGCATGGATATCTGCCGGTTGTCAGGTAGCGGTAATACTCGTTCGGCGAGA